TGCTTCAACATTTACTGGTGTTTCTGTAAACGAGCTAACTCTTAATTCTTGGTATCCGATTGACTCGTTACCAATTTCTAATACGTCGCCTGCAATCAAGTCTTGTAGGTTTTGTGTGTTAGCAGTTTCAAATTGAACGTTAGAAGCATTAAAGCTAATAACTTGATCTATTTGAGTATTTGAAACTTTGTTTGTTGGAATTCCTGCAACTGCAACGAATTCACTTTCAAAGCCAGTGGATGATACCCAAGCAACCTGTAATGAGTTACCAAGTTCACCTTTATATTTAGCCTTGAATGCACCGTAATAACTATCGTCTGAAACGACGTCATTATTTGCATCAAGTGTGATGTCTAGTATTGTACTGTTAGCTTCAGTTGAACCATCATCTGCACGAACCACATATAGAGCATTTGAATACGATAAGTAATCAGCTGCTGTAAAAAATGTTTCGTAATTGTCATCATTAGGTGCGCCAAAACGATCTACGAGTTGGTTTTCTGATGATAATAGCAATGGTTCGTTAGTCGGACCCCATCTAAATACACCGGCTAAAGCAGCAGGTGGCGTTGAGATGGCTGGTACTGCCTGGGAAGCATCGACTTCTCGAACGATAACAGAGGGACTTACGGAAAAAGCCATATTTTTCTCCTTTATGTATTGAAAACGCGTTAATCTTGTTTTATGTATTTCTTACTGTTTCTATTTATAAAAAAAGGTATTCTATATAATATCACAGTCTTAGGCCGTCGTCTTCATAGTAAAAATCTTCGCCACTATCAATTAAGCCAAAAGGTAACAGTTCCTCTTCAATTTGTTCTTCTGTCTTCTCTCGTAACTTTATAAGTGTATTTATGTCAGTCATATCTTTGAAATATGCCTGTTCAGTCATCCATGCGAACAAAACAAGGTTCATAACTAAATCGTCGTGAAATCCTGACTCTGCTTCGAATGAATTAGCCTTTTTAGAGAACCGGCTAATCTCTTGTATAGTATCATAATCTTGAATAATAAGTTGGTTTTGTTCAACTAACATTTTAAGCATACTACAACCAGTTGCTTTAACATTTTTAGTTGTTCGTATTCCATTATCTACTTTTTTACCAAACCCACCAGTAAGCATTTTACCGGAACGTCCGTTATTTGCGGTATATAGTATATTGTCATAACCATAATCCATTAAAAGAACATCAGCAACCTGTTCTCCAATATCGTTAACCTCTATTAAAACTGCAGCCGTGTTATACATTTGTCCTATTCTATAAACAACAGATGCAAAATCAATTGGTCCTACCATGTTATCTCTAAACATTGCCACTTGTTTATATGGCATCTCTGTAATATCAATTACTGAAAAACATGAATAGTCTAAACCTTTACCACGAGCAACGTCAACTGTCATAGAATATTGACGTTCTTTAATTGGCTTTTCATATTGCATAAAGCCGTCATGCTGTGCTATTGGTGTTTGATGTAATAATTCTTTTAGTTTCCAACCTGCAATAAGAGTACCAGAACTACCTAGGAACTGACAACAATATTCTTGGTTGAATTTTTCTTCGTCGTGGTCTAATGCTTCGATTGTTTCCTTGCGCCATTTTTCATCGCGACCCGGAACATCGTGCCACATAACTTCTTCATATTCATAACCATTTGTACCTTCTCTTGCGCCAGTACATGTTTTCCAAAAATGGTTTAATCCATTTGGAGTAGAAGTCATTAAAAGTTTTGTTGACTCGCCAGACGAGATAGTAGGATAAACAGATGCGAAAAATTCGTCATATCCTTCAATGAATGCAACCTCATCAAGGTATAGAAAATTAACAGACTTACCACGAATAGCACTCGACGACGTAGTACCAGCCAAAACTTGACACCCATTTTCAAGTGCAATGTTTCCTTTGTTCCATTCTTCAACCCCTTGTTGCAGCCATTTAGGTAATGATTCAAATGCAAGTTTGACTCGAGCCATTACTTCTCGGGCAGCATCACCTTTATTAGCTAGGATAGCAACTGTTTTAAATTCATTAAATAAAACGTAATGTAAAATAATAGCCATTGCAGTGGTTGTTTTACCAGACTGCCGAGCCGTCAAAACAGCCAAACGTCTATTATCAGTAATTTTTCGAGTAATATTTTCTTGGTAATCGTACATTTCAAATGGAACTAATCCCTTATCAACATGTACAATTTTAATATAATTCTTGGCAAAATATATTGGATCTTGCGCACATTTCATATACTCTTTTAATAGGTCAGGCGACCATTCTATTTCTTCACCAATCTTTTTAAGATGTTGGTTTCCTAAATAACCGTCACCCATTTTCAGTATCTTTCAACATTTTTAATAAATCCGCGGTGGATACAATCAAGTTATTATTTACTGTGTTGGTTTGCGCAGCCTCTTTAGGTGCATTTATTTCTTCTTTTGCAAATTTCTTTTTAGTTGAAACATCAGCAAAATCTTTATTGGCGTCTAACATCGTTTTCATCAATGTGGATACAACCTCGAATGCTCTTGGTTGTTCTGACTGTTTTGCAATCTCAAGCATTTCTCTTACTGCTTCATTTCCGATTTCAATAACACCTTCAATGTTTTCACGAACTTTTGCAAGATCCTTTAGATTTTCGTCATCTACCTCGTCGGTTACTATAGCTGGAAGTATTTCTTCAACAACTTCAACTGGCGTGGCAGCTAGCTCTTCTTCTCTAATTTCTGAAAGTGGTCTCAATCCGAGATTTTCAGCTATTTTATCATTCATATTATTCACTCACTATGGTTTTAATAATACCCCAGTTGTCATCAAACTCAATGTCTTGGTATGGAATTGATCCAAAGTCTGGAGACGATATAGTTACTGCAGGTGGATTTCTATATCCTAAGCCTGCGTCGGTTATTGTTATTGATTGAATATCCCCGTTATTACCAACATTTGCTATGGCAGTTGCCTGAGTCGACGTTGGTGCAGAAACATTGATTGCAGGAGCGTTCGCGTAGAACTTCCCTGAGCTATTTATTGTAATTGAGTCTATGACTCCATTTACTAATGTTGGTGTTAATGAAGCAGCGAATGTTGACGGCGTATCGTCAGGTGCATCAATCGTAACAGCTGGTGCTGTAGTATACCCAGATCCACCAGAAGTAACATCAATAGAAATTACTTCGCCGTCTGTTGCAGTGATTGTGGCTACAGGAAGATCCTTATCAAAGTTCTTAGTAAATAAATCGCCAGTTCTTGCAGTCGTTGGGATCGTATATGGATCACCACTAGATGCAGTAGGCATATCACCGGTTGTTTCCCAAGTTACGTTATCTAAGTATCCAAGGAAGCTTCTGTTAGCTCCATCAAATACTGATTCATTACCTTGAGCATCACCAGCTCGATATGTATGTCCTGGGAATGCAACGTTACCTGCACCACGTGTTTCTTGTGTGCCATATAAACCATTAACGTTAATTCGAATAAGATTTGTATAATGTTCTACTTCTACGTGGTTCCATTGGTTGAGGACCAAATCAGTATCAGAAGTAACAACTGGCGCACCACCATATTGGAACCTAACATTACCTGTATCAGCGGTAAAGAATATTTTTGTAAATGGCGCAAAGAGTACTGACATTGGATTATTACCACCTGGGAAAGAGGTTGGGTAAATCCAAAACGATACTTTATATCCAGTATTGGAATTAAAATAACCAGAGAATGAATGTAAAGTCGTAACATCGTTTTCACTACTATGAGCTAATGCATCATCACCAAACTTAAACTCTGCAGCCACGTTTGGTGGAGGTGCTATTGAAAACGTTGGATTAGTATAAAAATTGCCTGGATTTGATATAGATACGTTAGCAACAGAGTCGCCACTTAATGTAGCAGTCGCGGTAGCCGTTGTGATAGGGCTATCTGGGAGCCCTACAGACACCGTTGGTAGATTACTGAAGTATCCTCCACCATCATTGATCGTTATATCAGATACCGCCCCGTTTGTTATCGTAGATGTTATATCTGCGTTTGCTACATCAGGTGCCCCGATAGTAACAACCGTATTTGCGTTATAGTTTTCACCATCATTAGTTAACGAAATGCTA